ACAAAACGCAGCTGTAACTTGATTGCTTCTGTCGCAAGAACGTTACCGACGCGGAACGTTCTGCCCCCGATCTTTTTCTCAGCCATTTCAGTTCCTCACTTAATTTAAATCAGGTACGTTCGGTGACCAGTTTCCTGTCACCAGAACCCATTCCCGTACGGTCGCGTTGGTTCCCTTTGTATCGTCGGGTGCAGTCTGAACGAAACAGTCTGTACCGTTGCCGCCTTCATTGCTACCGCTGTCGATAATATCAAACGGAAACCCGCGCAACAAACCAGCGCGTTGCGCACGCCATTTTTCAGTCAACTGTCGATGAGTTGGTGAGTTGGGTTTCAGTCGAAGCGTGATCATCGCAGAACGATCTGCCGATTGACTGAATAGTGGCGTACCATCGGCCCCAATCAACATTGTTCCAACATCAGCGCCAGGAGAAACTTGGATTGCGTTGTCACCATCCATAAGCCCAACAACCCGGCGACCGTCGAGAGTGGCCGTGACGTTGAGCATAGAGTAAGCAGTTGTCATGGTTTAACTCCTTAGAAAGTCATCGTGTAATTGATGGTGGTGTAGTGAACCGCTCCTGCATAACGGAAGCGAACGGAAATGGCTGGCGCAATCCGGGCTTTGCGCTGGCTTTCAGGCACGTCGAAGACGGACGGAACCGTAATCGAGAACGACGGTTCATACTCGCCCGTAAGCGGGTTGATGTCCGTTGCGACGATACCGGCGCGGATCGCTTGGGCCATAATCCCACGAGGCACGGAAGCCAGCTGCTGCATACCCTGATCTGTGAACGGGATACGGGCGTTATTCAAGAACATCGCCAACGCCTCTTCTTCAGTGCGGGCAATGATCCAATCGGTCGCATGTATTTCGTCCAGGAATACATTCTGAGTGAGCGTTGAACCTTCGACCAAGAAGTTCTGATCGCCAATATCGATCAGAGCGTTGGCGCAATGACCTACGCTCTCGCTCTGTCCGGTTCCTTCAACAAAACCAGTAATTGCAGTCAGAGCGGCGGAACCGACGTTCAATGCTGGAATACCCGGCATCTTTTTGAATTTCAGCGTGTAGGCGCTGTCAGCATCGTCAAATACACGAGTTGACATATAGCCCGCTGCCGACGCAGCGAGATAAGCGGTTGTGGTTGCGTGATAAAAAACAGACGTGCGTTCAACATCGCCTTTATGACGTGCGGCGATATTGGTGGTATCGGCAGCAGTTTGCATAAGAACTGCGTTGCTGTCGATCATTGCAACCTTCGATTGGGCTTCGATCCATTCCACCAGACCGTCGAGATAAGGTTGATCCCGCAACGCCGCATCCAGAGTGATCATATACCAACTCTGATCGTAATTCAAAATTGCATTGAGAGAGGTAATGAAATCAGCTTTTTTGGCTGCGTCGTTGGCTCCTACTGGCGTTGCTGCGTAGCCGACCTTGAGACGTACCGGGCGCGGATTTTGAGAAAACGCACTAAGCGCTGCACACCGATGTGTTGGCTGGATAATCCGCAGCCACTTCATCAATTGACGCGTACAGCTTTGTGCGAGTTGTTGCGTCCACCTTACCAGCAACCGCCGTATGGGTGAGAATCAGTTGCGTGCCGAAACCCCGGCGTGTCGGAAAATTATCATTGCGCGACACGCTAACGTTTACAACCCGGCTGTATGGAAGCTTTGCCATGATCAGGCCCTTTCTCCTGTGAAGTTGAAACTGTGTTCTTCAATGACGTCAACGACAAAACCGTTACTGGATTTTCCGCGCACAGTTATATTCACCTGAGTTCTGGGTTCCCATTTCTCGCCCATTAACTCAGGAATGCTGTTTGCTGCTGAAACCTCGTGAATTGTAAGGTTCGGACGCAGAGGTTCCTGAAGTTGAGACAAGTGGACCGCCGATTGAAGGCGACGCATCAGGTTCTCTCCTGAAGGACCGTAAATGAAAAATATAAAGACCCATTCAATTTCAATGTCCGGGGTTGCGATAACGTCATCGCCTGAATCAACATAAACAAACTTGTCTACGTTTTGCGATAAGTCGCGCCAATTTGAAAGATCGACCATTCCATAAGGTAACGTAGGACGATCAGCTTGCTGACGGTCTTTGATGACCACGATAGACAAAAGTCCACCAAGCCATTCAATCAGCTGTTCATGTACCTCGTTATTGGTCAACCTTGCGCCCTTTTCATCGCAAACTTGGTAAACCCATCAGATGGCCTGGGCCATGTGTGAATCACCCGATAAGTTTCGTTAGCATAAACGACTTCCCACTTGAAAGCAACTGTTGTTCTCGACCAACCAACCATTGATACTTCTGCCCGTAAACCTTCAGGAAGGTCTTGAAGCATTCGACCTGAAACTGGTTGAATAGCCGCCATACCTGAAATTGGAGCAGGAACCACGCCAGGAACAGCGTTTCCCTTTGAATCATAAGTAGAGACAGCCGGGGGCTGAAACGTCACCAGAACGGCTTCTGCGTCAATTGCTAATGCTACATCAGTCAAGGTTTTACCTCCCAAGTAACTTTTGATCGCATTTCACCAGTATCAATCAAAGGGTTGCTTGAACCCTTAGCAGCAATCGTGGAAGGAGCGTTCGGGGGCGTGCGTAGGTTTGTGATTTCCTGCTGCACGTCTCCTTGGGCTACTATACCAAGTTTACGCATAGTTTGATCTAGGGTCGCTTGACCCTTCAAAATAGCGGCTCCAGCCGATTTCAAAGCAAATAGATATTTAGAGCGATTGTTACGCATAGCGTTGAGCAAAAAAGGGCGCGGCGGGATACCGCGACTTGTTCCATAATGATTCCAAATCGCGCGATCAATCACGCTTCCATCAACCTTACCGGCGGGAAAGCCGACTTTGACTTTTGTTGGACCTGAAATTGATTTAGGCAACTTGATATGTCGCCGCCGGATAACCCGGCTACTCAAATTACACCAGCCCAATGGCGGGGGAATTCAACTTTAACAGCTGAAAAAATCTCCGACCATACACTGTAAGCCCAAGAGAACCGGAAAGACTAGCGGACGAACTTCCGGCAGATGAACCGGTTTGCGCATATTGAGTTGTAACATCTCCAACTTTGCGCATAAGAACTTCGCGACCGGCTCCAGCGGGTAACGGTAACTGATTGTTGGAGGCTCTCGCGGGATAACCCTCCATTGAAAGGGAATGAGCGGTGAAAGCCATAATAGCTGGTTTTTGATCGTTTATTTCCCAACCGTCGTCAACGATTGACAGTCCCTCTGCAATCATAAGCGTTACAAGACTATCGTCTACCGCTGTAAACTCTGGATAGCGCGTCTTGAACTCGATTGCAGAGGGAATAGAAACCATGGATTACGCGCCTTTTTTGTCGGCAATCATTTTCTTGAGTTTTTCAACACCAGTGTTGATATTCGGGTTCAAGCCCAAATCGCGGGCTTCTTTCAAAAGCGCCTCGCGGTCGCCGGTCTTGGCAGCTTCTTCAGCTTCCAAGATGGCGTTGAGCAGATCATCGTCCGAAATATCAGACGGGAACGCAACACCCAAACCGGTAGCCTTTGATTCAAGAAGTTCGCGTTCGGTCGGGGGATTTGTATTTTCAACAGGCGTTACCGCTGTGTCCGAAACGATCAAACCCTGCTCCAACCAAAGTTTGGCAGCATTACCTAAACGCCATTTGTCGAAAACGTTGGAAGCGATTTCGACTGTTGCGCCAGGTCGAATATCGGTTCCACCAACATTCAAAATACCGGTATAATTGTTTGTCACTTTTGTCATTATCTTCTCCTCATAAAAACTGTTGACTTCTGACGCCCCGACCCCGCACCCTTTTCAGGGGCGGGGCTTTTGGGTAACGCTTGCAATGCGACGGTATCAGATACCGTCGCTATAACGCACTTCTTTGGGCAGACGAATATCTAACGGTCCCAGACGGAAGATGCCTGGGATTTTGTACATCAGACCCTCAACCTGAACTGGCAGGAAGCGGTGACGCATTGGAATATGAGCCTTCAGAACTTCTGGAGACTTGCGGTAAGCAACCATACGGGCAGTTGATCCCGCGCCAGCTGCATTCAATCCGCGTGAACCGCGAATTGTCAACTGGTTGCCGGTTTCAGCTGTGTACACGTTTGCCTGCTGAAGAAACTGCAGAATAGTCAAAGCGCCGTTGCCGTCACCAAGACGTCGAGACGCAATATACTGCAATTTGGTAGCTGGGAGCAGAAGAGTATCAGCCATCGCGATTTCATTGGTTGCTGTGTAAATTCCACCCAACAACTCGTTGACGTCGCTCAGAATTTGATCTTCAGTGGCAGTAGCCCAAGCGCCATGTGTCGCTGAAATAGCAGTCACTGAAGCGTTGTTGTACAGACCCTTCCAACCTTTTTCAACGGTGCGTTCATAAACCAGTCGCGCCGCCGCCGCTTTTTCACCAGCCAGGTTCATGCCGAGCATGAGCGCCTGATTGACTTCTTCAAGGCCGTAATCGTAACCGATACCAGCCATCTGAACCGACGTTTCGGACTGTTCCATTGAAGTTCCAACAACCGGAACATCGCTTGTGCGGTCGCCAATCCAAGCAGCCTTACCAGAGATCTCCATGCTGTAGTAAGTGATTGTCTTGATCCACTCCGGTGCGGAGTAATCAACAGGAATCAAGCCCGGATAGCGAATTGCCGGAAACCGGCTGCGGTAAACGCCAGCTTCCACGTATGCGGTCTGCGATTCAACAAACCCAAGGTTTGCCTGCATCGCGTCACCGACCATGAGTTGATTGTTGTTCATGTTCGAAGGCTCCTTGAGGTTACGCGCCAGCTACAGC